AATGAAACTATTAGTAAATTAAATCCATCATGTATTATAGACTTATCTATTATATATAGTAACTACTTACCATCAGAAAAAATTTTTCATATAAAGTCATGTATTATAAGTAATGATTTTAAAAACTATAAGTATGATGACTTTTTTCCAAATTATATTGAAATAAATAATATATATAAAAAAACAAATTACTTGATTCATGATACGATTACGATAACTAACTATGATAGCACAAATTTTAAAAATGAAATATATGATATAGTAAAAAATGATAAAACTAATAAAATACTAATCGGACCTGAAAGTATTTACATAACAATTTTACTTTCAAATTATTTTAATATACCATGTTTATGTCTCACAACTACTTATAATGATAGTATTGACAATATAAATAATATTATAAATAGTGTAAATAAAAATAATAAATTGAATAAGTCACAAAAAGAAAATATAAATAACCTAGCTACAAATTTTACATCACTTTTTTAGATATAACTACCACTTATTTTTTTTCACTTGAATCTTCGGTCCTTGGCCTTTGCGTTTAATACTTGATGGGTCATATTGTTCCTCTTCATCATCCGAATGAATATCTTTCGACATTTCCCAGAACTCTTTTGCTCCCAATTTAAATGGTCCATGTGTTTGTGCTTTATACCAGAATATCTGGTCATGTAGTTTATTTGATTTTGCGTTATTGTTTATCACAAGACATTCAAAATTTTCTGTGCATTGGTCCATGACTTGACAAAAGCTTTCAAATGTCGGAAACATACCCGCATAGTTTTCATATATTCTTTTTCGATTTCCGATGTATGGTTCACGTAGAATAAAAACATAGTCAATATTAGTTCTTAAATTTGGCGGAATACCGAGGGGATACTGCATAGTAATTACAAGCATAATTTTCCAGTGACGTCCGTTCATAAAGAGGAGACGCATCATAACATCCTTTGTCCATTTATTATCAAAGAGACAATCATCCAAAACGACGAATGTTCGTGGGTCAATCGTGCTTCTCTTATATGTCTCAATCTCTTTTTTCATTTGTTTTAAAACTGCTTTTTGTCGTTTTAAAATATTCTCAATAATAGCGGTATTATATGCATCATGGATGAAAAGCTTGGGTACATGTTCACCGAAGAATCCGTTGCCTGCCTCTGTTCCAGATATAACAGTACCAATAGGAATATCTTGGTGATAATACATTAAATCTTTCACTAAAAAACTCTTACCTGTATCACGGCGACCAATAAGAACAATAACGGGGCCTTTATTTTCGTCGGGTCTAAAACTAATCGACCTCATATCAAACTTTGCTAATTCTAAACCAACACTCATTACTATGTTCTATTTATTCTATGTATTTGTAATTGTGTTGTAACTAGTAATATATATTATAATACAATTTAAAAAATATAAAATATATAACGCAATAGATAAACAAATAGATAATAGATATTATTAGTTTAAAATGTAATAAAATTATGTATTTAATTTATTAATAATAGAAGATGAATATTGATATCGAAGGAAAAGAAGTAGATGCTTCAACTACTACTACACCTGCTATCCCCGCTACCCCCGCTACTCCCGCTACCCCCAATGAAGACTATTTTTCACTATACTATAGAAAAATAGAATATGAGGATTTTTTTAATTCTTTAGAAACATCTCAAATCCAATTGAGAAATATCTCAAATTACATACCGATATATGAAAGTTATTTTAACATGAATGAAACAAATTATAATTCTTTTAACTTAAACCAGCGGTATTATGTATCCTGTCTTTCGGGTGTTGTTGATAGAAATAATATTCAGGCGGCAGTTATAGATACATTCAAAAGTAAAGATAACGCACTTACGATTGAACATAAACCAGTATACATAAAATTCTCTCCTTTGCTTGACCCTCTAAAATACCTGTCAGGCAAGTATGCAATAACCGATACTAGCGCAACTGCCGGCACCATCGACGAGGTAATATCTATTCCAAAACTATCCAAAATCCTCCCTTTATCTGGTCTTCCAAAAGTAAATGACAAAAATAATTCATCTTATGTTGATGGGTTTTTTTCTTATTTATCAAGTCAGCTTTTAAACCACCATGGCTTTATGCATGGGCTTGATTTTTATGGTTCTTTTAATGGTATTAAATCCGATTTTTATTACAATGTTATAGACGATATTGACTATTTAGATAAAAATGTATTTTTTAGTAAAAACAAAGATATATTGTTTACTATTGAAGATGAAGATTATGACTATGGTGAAAATGCGACGGGTTATGATAGTGACGACGATGACCATATTAGTTTAGACTCAATGGGAAAAGTAAAACCACGAAATAATACGCGCAATCGACGTGCTAAAATAAAAATAGTAAGTGGTGGTCATGATGCTGATGCTGATGGTGATGGTGGTGGTAGCGATAGCGGGGATTTGCAGTATATTATTCACGATGACTTTAACAATATAAGCAGTGAACTTAATGCAGTTTTTGCTACAACCACAAATACAAGTGTATGCGAACCTACATGCGTAAACGATATAAACTTAGAATCGATGATAGCATTAAATGACCTTAATGCAAATGATAATTCTATTTTAAATTCGAATATTCAATTAAAAGATTATCATAGCGATAGTGATAGCGATAGTCATAGTCATAGTCATAGTCATAGTCATAGTAATCATGATATAAATAACGTAGTAGAGCATGAACCTGGATGCGAATGCAATGCACATAATAATCACGATATTCACAATGATTTTGAAAATGATGACTCCACATGTTCATCGCGTTCTTCGTATACATCATGTAGCGAGAGCGATGGTGGTGATGCTGGTGATAAACGAGAGAAAGGAGAGAAAATGAATAAAAATAATCATAACCATGACGAAACAAACGACGACGACCACGACGATGATGACGATGATGGTGATGATCACGATGAAGACGAAGATGAAGACGAAGACGAAGACTATTACGACGAAAATGAAACACTATGGGCTATTATTAAAGATTTCCCTGTTTCTGCTATTATGCTTGAAAAATGCGATAATACACTTGACTCGCTTATGATGGGCGAGGAAGAAATGAGCGACGGCGAATGGAAATCAGCACTTATGCAAGTTATCATGACGCTTATTACATACCAAAAAGTGTTTGGCTTTACACATAACGATCTTCATACCAACAACGTCATGTTTGTTCACACAGATAAGACGCATGTGTATTATCTTTTTAATAAAAAATATTATCGCGTCCCTACATACCACCGCATTTTCAAGATTATTGACTTTGGTCGCGCAATTTATAAATACAAGGGTCGTCTAATCTGCAGCGATAGTTTCAGTAGCACCGGTGACGCTGCTACGCAATATAATATCGAACCCTATTTCAATGATAAGAAACCAAGATTAGAACCGAACTTTAGTTTTGATTTGTGTCGCTTAGGATGTTCCATTTTTGATTACTTTATTGACAATATTGGGGATGTTGCTAAAGTATGCAAGACAAATGCGATAGCGAAACTAATAGTGGAGTGGGTAACCGATGACCAGAATAGGAATATTTTGTATAAGACGAACGGGGAAGAGAGGTATCCAGATTTTAAATTATATAAAATGATTGCGCGAAGTGTGCATAAACACACACCGCAAGCACAACTTTTAAAACCTATATTTGTAGACTACGAAGTTCCTAAGAAGAAAATAAAGCCGACAAATCGTATTATGAATATTGACAAACTGCCGTGCTATATGGATTAGCGACTAGACCAAAGTTTTGTATTAAATTATTTACGATACGTGGTTGTAAATAATTTAATAAGCTAGATAAGATAGATAATGTACCAGAGCATTACGAAATTGCGGTTGGCAAAATGCCAGTGGCGTGTCACAGCTATAACGTGGTTCAAGTGGGCAAGCAAGAAACGCTGTATGACATCAAAGCCCAAAAGTACCAGCAACTCAAACGCAGCGACCTCGAATACGAAGAGTGGTTCTTGAAGTATTCGCCTGTAGTTTGCGAGTTTTGTATGATTTTCTACCACGCTGTTTTAACTTTTGATTTACAAAATGTCGTAATGTCGTGGCTGCTTCACGAAATGCTTCATTTAATGTAACTTTTTGATCTTCAGATGAAATGGTTGAAGGAATTCCAATAATTTGCCAGACCAAATGAGGAAAAGGCACTAAAATTTTGCCACGATTTTGTTGACCAATGTAGTTGTCAAAAGTAATTTCAACGTTTTCTATGTTTTTTTCAAAATCAAAAACACTATTAGCTGCTTCTTTACCATAAATTGTAAATGTTGCGCAAGTTACATAATCACACCGAATTATAAAGGGATCTTTGTTTTCTATGTTTTTTGGGATAGGATATCCCCCCCCCCTTGAAAATGAGAGTATTCACCTACATGTTTTTCTAGATATGGAAAAATATGGTTAATGCGTTCACTAAATGTTTTTTTATCATCCATTCGAAATGCATCA